GATGGCTGGTATCTGCGCTCGGATATCATCTGGGCGAAACCTAATCCGATGCCGGAAAGCGTGACGGATCGGCCCACGCGCAGCCACGAATACATTTTTCTGCTGTCGAAAAGCGCGACCTACTATTACGACGCGGACGCGATTCGGGAGGATATTTCCGAAGTAAGCCCGAAGCGCATCTCGCAGCCGAATTTCGCAAACCAGCATGGCGGCGCCAAGGATTATTCAAACGGAACGAACACATCGCGCTCGATGCGCAAGACATTGGAAAACTTCGCGCGTTCAGTGCGTTCCTCGGATCCCGAGACTTATGGCCTGGCGCGCGGGATGTCGAATCCGCCGTGCATCACGCATCCGAGCGGTCGACGCAACAAGCGCAGCGTCTGGACGGTGAACAGCGAGCCGACGCCGGAGGCGCATTTCGCGACCTTCCCGCAAAAGCTCATCGAGCCGTGCATCCTCGCGGGATCGCGGCCGGGCGATATCGTGCTCGATCCGTTCATCGGGAGCGGTACGACCGGCAAGGTCTGCGAGCGGCTAGGGCGCAAATGGGTAGGCATCGAGCTGTCGCCGGCTTATCTCGGCATCGCCACCAAACGCACCGCACAGCGAGGATTGATGCTATGAGGACCAAATCTTGCCATCTCTGCTCTCGCACGCGCCTCCTCCTCCCGGTCCGAACCCCCATCGGTATCCGCACGCTCTGCTGGACCTGTCGTCAGGAGCCGCTTGCCCTGACCTACCGAAAGACGTACAAATCTCAACAGCAAAACCATGTCTCTTAACATCCGACAGCAGAAATTTGTTGATCACCTCGGTAAAGGAATGTCCGCCACCGATGCTGCGATTGCCGCTGGATATTCCCAAAATCGACGGATAGCCTGCGTTACCGCTTCCCGGCTTCTAAGACAGTCCACAATCGCTCAGCTTTTGGCGGCTGGTGCTGAAAAGGCCGGAATTACCGTCGATGAAATCATTGCGCAGCACGCAGCTATCGCCAGATCAACCCCTGATTCAAAAACATTGACCTTTGCTGATAAAAGGGGATCGCTCGATTCCCTCGCCAGAATCAAGGGGATGATGCAGCAGGAATCCCAGTTCCAGCAGAATGTGTTCAACATCGCCATCGTGATCGAGGGAGGGAATCAGGAATGATCCTCGTACTACCGCGCGCGATTCCGGCCCCTCCTAAGTTGAATCCGCTCGGCCACGAATGGGAATGTGAATGCTATTCTTGCTGGTATCTCCAGATCGGTAAATTCCGGCCACGATTGGCGAAACCCTCATGACCCCGAAACCGCCGCCGAACCCCACTCCCGCCCCTCCTCCGCCCAACATCAACGAAGCGCAACAGCAGGCGGATGCTAACAATCTGCTACGTCGGCGACGAGGATACGCGGCAACCACGCTAACCGAGCCTGGCAACATCCCGCAGACCAGGACCGGAACCAAATCGGTGTTGGGGAATGGCAGCTCTACCAGCGCGGCGTATTGAGATGTTCTGGATCATTGAAGAACGAATCCGTGCAGTAAGAGAGTCCGCGATACTGCGAGCGCACGCAGACTTGAACAATGCGCTGTACGGCGGATTCTTCCCCGATCCGATAAAGGCTGAGGAAGCACGCACGCGACTTTATAGGTTGCTGGATGGCCGCATTACCACGCAGGATTAACCGCACGCTGCATCAGCGCCAGATGAGTGTCCGCGCCGCCGCGCGCGCATCTCGTCCGAGGATGTCTGTTCAGGTTGCCGACCGCTCGAGTGCGAATAGTCAGGATCCCGGTGAGCTCGCCCAAGAAATCAAACGCGAGTTCGAGAGCCTCAAATCAATCCGCTACAACTGGGAGCCTTATTGGAGCGATATCGCGTATCGGATATTGCCTCATCAAAACGTGTTTCTGCGATCCATGCTCGGAGTTCCGCAAGCCGAGCGCAGAACTGAATACATCTTCGATTCAACGGCGCCACAGGCGTTGGAGGATTGCGCCGCTGCCTTCGAAGCGATGCTCTTCCCGCGCACTCAGAAGTGGCACAAGCTCGTCCCGAGCGATCCATCCTTAAAGGACAACCGCGATGTCAGAGCCTACCTCGAAGATGTCAACGACGTATTATTTGCCGCGCGGTACAGCCCGAAGGCTAACTTTGCTTCTCAAGCGCACGAGAATATGCTTGGTCTGGTGGCCTTCGGTACCGGCTCTCTCTTTGTGGATGAGAAACTCGGAGAGCACATCCGTTATCGAGCTGTCCCACTTCAGGACCTTTATTTTGCAGAGAACCACGTCGGCGTCATCGACCGCGTATTCCGCGCCTTCCTCTTCAACAGCGTCCAGGCGGCCGAGCAGTGGGGATTAGAAAACCTCCCCGCATCAGTCCAAGCCAAATACAAAAACCCATCGCAGAAGTTTCAGGATATCGAATGGCTGCACTGTGTCCGTCCGCGCAAGAATCCTGGTTACGGCCGCTCTGATGCGGAAGGGATGCCGCTTGAGTCGCACTATCTCTGCCTGACCGAGCTCAAGATGATCGAGTCCGGTGGCTACCGTTCGATGCCTTACGCGACCTCGCGATATCTCGTGGGGCCGCGCGAGGTCTATGGACGATCGCCGTCGATGACCAATCTCGCGGACATCAAGATGGTTTCCGAGATGTCGCGCACGATGATCAACTCGGCACAGCTCGCGGTTGCTCCCCCGGTGCTGCTACCGGAAGTCGGTGCGTCGTTCTCTTTACGACCATCAGCGCTCAATTACGGGATGGTGACCGACAAAGGCGAGATCTTGGCGCATCCGTTCATCTCAGGAACCAAACCCGAGTTCGCGCAGGAGGAAATCCAGGATCGGCGCAAATCTATCCGAGCCGGCTATCTCGGCTCGATCTTTCAGATGCTCACCGACCATCCCGATATGACGGCGACGCAGGCGCTACTCATCGCGCAGGAGCGGGGAATCCTCATCACGCCGGTCATGGGCCGTCAGCAGTCTGAGTTCCTCGGCGTGTGCATATCGCGAGAGCTAGATCTGCTGGCCCACGCTAACCAACTGCCACCGATGCCACCGGAGCTGATGCGGGCTGGTGGCGTCATAAAGGTGGAGTATTCCTCGCCGCTAAACCTGCTCCAGCGAGCGCAGGACGGCGTGGGAATCCTCAACACGTTCCAGCAGTTGGCTCCGTATGCCGAGGCCGGACACCCTGAAGTGTTCGACGTGTTCGATCCGATGGCTACCGCGCGCGAGCTCGCCGAGATCAACGGCGTTCCCGCGAAGGTGCTACGCGATCCTCAAGAAGTGGCAGACATCCAACAGCAGAAGGCGCAGGCCGCAAATGCTCAAACCTTGGTCCAAGCCGCACCTCAAGCCGCTGCCGCGGCGAAAGATTTGGCGAGCGCGCACGCAACTATGGCTGGAGTCAATGCGCAGCAGGTTCCACCGACAGGAACACCGCAATGATGGATCTTAAGTTCAAGACTGTCACCGGCATCGAGATGAACCTGAATCCGTTCTGCATCGGTGCATGGTATGCCGCTGATGGCGGACAGACCGCGATCCAGGTCAACGGCGTGGTGCACATCTTCGCTATCGGGATCAAGGAAGCGGATCGTAGGATCAGGGAGGCGTTGGCGCCGGAATGAGAGACGTGGCGCTCTTCATCGTCGCATTCCTCGTTGCGATCTTCGCGATGCTGCTGTGCGCCCATGCAGGTGGAAAATGACCGATGAACGAACGCTATCGCTCATAGCCATAGGCTTCCTGACAGGATTCCTGATTGGTCTCGTCGCGGGTTCAATTCGATGAATCTCAGTCTTAATTGCTCAATCCGCGGATGTCCTCGCTTTGTCGAAGTGGAACTCCGCGACCTCGACGGTCGGGAAATCTCCGCCGATTCCGGCTTCGTCCTCTGCCGCGAATGCCACGGCAAGATTTGGAACTCCACCGCTATCGTGATCCAGAAAGCTGGCGCGTGGGTAGCACCGGATAACTACGTCAAGCTGGCGGTGGCGTTCAACGGATTGTTCAGGAAGCGTCGCGGAGTGAGTTGGCTATTCGGACCGAATCCGGTGGGACAGGCACCGGGATTGCCGAGCGAGCGAGGTAACTAAGATGCCGATGACAGCGACCGGATCGAAGGTGCAAGCCAAGTTCATTAAAAGATATGGCAAGCGCGGGAAGAACATCTTCTTCGCGACGGCCAACTCCAATAAGAAGTTCGCTGGTGCGATGGGTGAGAAATCGGTCTGGAATCGAGGTCATAAGTCATGAAAGCCACAGTCCTAATCTTCGTCTGGTTGCTGCTCTCCGGGAGTCACGGTCTGGCGGTCTATTCGACACAGGCTGGATGTGAGGCCGCGGCAACGAATATGAAGGCGCAGTTCCCCAACGCGCAGTGGACGTGTCAGCAAGAGCCGTTGCGGCCGTGAGAGAGGTGGTCGCATATTGGTCTGAGCGGCCCGTGCACATTATGTTCCTGACGATCTTCATCTGGTATCGCATCTGGCGTCGGAGTCATGGGCGATGAGCAAGCGCATCAAACCGACCCCGAAGCAGAAGCCGAAGGATAAGAAGTGAGCAGCCGGTTCCGCGACATGCTGCGCCATATGCGCCCGGCACAGGTGAAGCAAATGGCTGACGTGCATCAGGCATTTCAGCGCGCGTTGCTCGAACCGACCGGAGCGATGACGCTTCACGGTGCGACGGTCCTCGGACACCTCCGCAACTTCTGCTGCGCGGGCGACACGACCATCCGCCCGAACAAAACCGGGATGATTGATCCACTGGCGTTGGCGGTCGCCGAGGGACGCCGACAGGTCTGGATCGAGATCGAACAAACGCTTCAACTATCACCGCAGGAATTAGCTGAGATCGATCGCGAGTACGCGAAGCTGATGCTGGATCCTGCGCAAAGGATGATGGATCGATGAGTTCAGCAAGTGCCGTTTCCGCAGTTCCCGGAGCTGCAGCACCGAATGGGGGAGCGCCAGCCCAACAACCGAACGGTGGCGCTCCTGCCGCTCAACCTGGTGCGCAGCAACCAGCGGCGCCGTGGTACGGCGATATCCCCGACGTCGAGCTCAAGGGATGGACCGAGACCAAGGCTCCGAAAGCGGCGCTCGATGCTCTCAAAGGATGGCGCGATTCCGAAAAGCTCCTCGGTGTTCCGAAGGATCAGCTGCTACGCCTGCCATCACCGACCGCGGATCAAAAGACTCGCGACGAGGCGATGGGGAACATCTGGAAGGCGCTCGGTAGGCCCGATGCGCCGGAGGGTTATCAAATCCCATCGATCGAGGGCGACGAAGACTCGGCCAAGTTTACGGCTGCCATGAAACCGATTCTGCATGGGATCGGGCTGACGCAACCCCAAGCCCTGCAGCTCAAGACCGCGTGGGACGGCTACATCAAGTCGCAGGTCGAGGAGCAGGATCGCGTTCAGGCGCAGCAAGAGCAGGTGGACGTCCAGAATCTGCACAAGGAATGGCCGGGAGAGGTATTCACCCAGCGCGAGGAAATGGCCCGTCGTGCGGTGCAACAATTCGTCAATCCGATGGTGGGCAATCCGGGTGAGGCAGCGGAATTGCTCGGTCAGCTCGAAGATGCGATCGGTACTTCGAAGTTTCTCAAACTGTTCTCGAACATCGGCGAGAAGCTCTCCGAGGGCCGTTTCATCGGTGGTGAGCGCCCCAGCACATTCGGGATGACTCCGGCGCAGGCGCACAACCGAATCGTCGAAATGCGGTCGGACAGGGCAACTGCGGAGAAGATGATGATCAAGGGCAGCACCGAGTTTCAGGAGTTCGAGCGGTTGTCGCAGATTGCGGCGCAGGGGCGATAGGCGTAGAAGTCCAGATGTGGATTGTCTCTCCAATGCAGAGCACGGAGCATGGGGCGGAAGTCAACGCCGCCCCGTCTCTAAATCAAAGTGATATTTTTAACCAAGCGGAGCGGAACCGACATCGAGATGGACCTACAGCGCGTAATGTCGGGGATGATAGATCGTGCGGAGAGAACCGGGCGCGCCGTGGTCAACTCTCCGCAACCGAGCGATTGAGATGACGCGGGGTAGAGAAAAGGTAACTCACCTGCTTTGTCAGCAGGAGATTGCCGGGTCAGAACCGGCCCCCGCACCCATTAAATCCGGGGATGGCTGGTAAACAGCTTCCGGTGACGGCTGGAAAGACAGCGGCGTAGATCAGGCTCTCTGATTCAGGCTACGGTTCCGGTTCCTGCCGGGGATGCCCTTGCCGAAAGTGTTCGAAAATACTTTTGGATGAGGGATATCTAGACAGGACAAAATCAAGTCACTCTTTACGAATACAAATTCACCCAGATGTGGGAATTGCTCGCCCAACAGAGGGAGCAACGCATCCCGCAAACCTTCAAACAAGGCGTTCACACCGGCAGTCAGCAGGCGCAGGCTATAAAGCAGTTCGGGATCACCCGACCGCAATTGCGCGAGACCCGGTGGGAACCCATCACTCCGACCGACATCCCGACTGACAGCCGATGGGTCTATCCGGCGCAGTACCACGAGGAAACGCTGTGGGACACCTTCGACGAGATCCAGACGGCGTTCGATCCGAAGGGCGGATATGCCGGGGCAATCATGGCCGGTATGAATGTCACCCACGACGCCGAATGCATCCGCGCATTCTTCGAGGCGTCGCATAACGGACAGCTCGGGACCACCACGATCACTTTCCCGATCACGAACACCTTCTACGGTGGCACCGTACCGTGGTCATCGACATGGACCACGGGCAATCAGATCCCGGTCAACTGGGGCGCGTCGGGCAACACCGGGTTGACAGTCGCGAAGCTGCGCCAAGCGCGCATGATGCTGCTGTCGAACGAAGTTGACATGGACGCCGGCAAGCTCTACGCCATTTGCAAGGCGACCCAGCTCGACAATCTGCTGGCTGAGGCGCAGGTCATCAATCGCGACTTCAACCAGCCGGAAGCCCCGGTCCTCGAGGAAGGCAAGATCACGCGCTTCCTCGGCCTCGACTTCATCCATTCCGAGCAGCTCTATCAGGACGCGAATCCGTATACGTGGGTTCCGGTCTACCATTCGCAGGGGATGCACTTCGGAACCTGGAAGGGCATCGAGACGCGGATCACCGAGCGCAACGATCTGGTCGGACATCCGTGGCAGATCGCGGTCAATGCAGCGTTCGGTGCGACACGGCTACAAGAGAAGATGGTGATGCAAATTCTCACGTCACCGTAGGAGCTGATCGTATGAAGCTGATTCCGAAAAAGGGTCTTGCGGAGCAGGCCAACAAGAAGAAAGTGCAACTTGACAAGCTCGCGAAGCGCAACGCCTTCCATGCCTCGATTCAGGCGATGATCGACGATCAGTCGACTCTGAAAGAGATCGCGGTGCCTGATGGTCTCTTCGACGATCCGCAGTTGGAGATGAAGCGCTACGAGCGGCACTTCGACATTCAGGAATAAAAAAACGATCTCGTAAAGGAGGTGGCCAAAATGACCACCGAGCAAGAGACGAAGGAAAAGAACGCGAAGGTGGCGCACCGATTGGACTTCGGGGAGTACGGATTCCTGAAGTTTCAAGAAGGCCCGCGCGCTAAGGTTGGACACAACGGACTGTTCATCGCTGAGGATGTGATACCGGTCCTGATACAGCACCTCAAGAACCTCAACGGCGTGCTTCCTTCGCGCGAGGGATCTCTCGCGATCACCAAGTTGGAGGAATGTCAGATGTGGCTCATAGCCCGACGCAACGCCCGCGAA